ACAACTAGCTCAAATGTATTTTGAAACAGCTGAGATTAGTGATGAAATGTATAAAAAGAGTAAAGAATTAACGTTCCAACAAATGTATGGAGGTATAAATAAAAAATACCTTAAACACGAGTACTTTAATAAAACACAAAAGTTTATAGATTCATTGTGGCACGAATTTAATACTAATGGATACGTTAAAACTGTAATTGCGAGGCGTAAACTTTTAAAGGGTAATTATAAGAATATAACACCACAAAAATTATTTAACTATTATATTCAAGCATTTGAAACTGAGTATAATATCACTTTGTTATCGCGAGTATTTAAGCTTTTAGAAGGTAAGCAAACAAAAATGGTGTTATATGTGTATGACTCTATGCTATTTGATTTTTCGTTGGAAGATGGTAAGGAACTCTTTCAATCCCTTAGAGACATAATTTCATCAGATTTCCCCATAAAGTTAAAGAAAGGATATACGTACGCTTCCCTTGAGGCCCTTTGATATTTATTGTGGAATAACACAATACATCCAAAATGAACAATAAACTTTATTGCACCTTCCTTCAAGATGAAGGGGTAAATGAAGTTGTAGATAGAATTTTAGAGGAGCACGATATATTATTTAATAAGATTTTTGTTCTAGTTGCCTTAGATGACGATAAAACAATGTTAACCTATAATATAGACGGTCCCGTCTACAACTTACAGTTACCTAATACTATTTTAGTACATAGAAAGAAACAAACTAATACTTTATATACGATTAATGCTTTAAATGAAGTAATTCGTTATATGAATTATGGTGAATTAGATACCTCATACCAAGTTGATTGGACAAAATTTAGAAATTGTCTCCTCCTAACGCGCCCTGGGGGATTTAAAAAAGTAAGAACTCGACTTAAGAAAATTATTGAAGTAGATTAAAAAGCCTTCTGGTAAAATTTGGATTCACTGACTTGGGTTATTATATTTACCCAAAATTAAAAGATCATGAATCTAGACGAAATCAGAAAGCGCATGGACCGCTTACAAAACAAGTCCAACGGAAAATCAGGTGGTGAATTCAGAAAGAACTTTTGGAAACCACCAAGTGGAGAAAAATCAGTAGTACGTATTGTACCTTATAAGCACAATAAAGATGTGCCCTTCACTGAATTATACTTTTATTTCGGTATTGGTAAACCCCGAATGATGTCACTCTCAAACTTTGATGAGTCTGATCCAATTTTAGAATTTGCTTCCCAGCTCCGTAAGTCAAATGAACCAGATAATGTAGAGTTAGCTAAGAAGCTCTATCCTAAAATGCGTATTTTCGCTCCTGTACTTGTACGTGGTGAGGAGGATAAGGGTGTTCGATTCTGGGAGTTTGGTAAAATGGTATACACTGAACTTTTAGGTGTTATGATGGATGAAGATTATGGCGATATTACAGATATTGCAGCCGGCCGAGACATCACAGTTGAAGTAATCCCAGCAGCTGAGACAGGTAAAATGTTTGATACAACAACAGTTCGTGTTAAGCCAGTACAATCACCACTTTCAACAGATGGTAGTGCAGCTGAAGGATATCTTGATAACCAAAAAGATATTAAGGAATTATTTACTAAGTTCTCATTTGATGAAATGAAGGATGCTCTTCAAAAGTACTTGGCTCCAAGTGAAGAAAACGAAACAGTTGAGGTTACCCCTCCTGCAAAGGAAAAAGTTGACATCGACTCTAAAATAGACGATTTATTCGGTTAATATGGCGAGAAAAAAATCCAACAATTCGCTCCCAGAAGGAGGAAGTCTTACTGAAGAACTAGCAGTATCGCTAAATAAAAAATTCAGTAAAGAATATAATCAAGTTGCCTATTTCCTCAATGGGGGAGAAGAATCACCAACAGATGTTACATCGTGGGTATCTACTGGATGCACACCTTTGGATCTGGCGATTTCTAACAGACCAAATGGGGGTTTGCCCGTTAGTAAGATTGTTGAGATTACGGGCCTAGAGCAAAGCGGTAAATCCCTCCTTGCCGCTCACGTTATAGCTTCTACTCAAAAACAGGGTGGAGTAGCAATTTATGTAGACACTGAATCAGCATTGGACGCTCAATTTTTGACCGCCATAGGAGTTGATGTTGATAAAATGCTTTATATACCCCTTGATACAATTGAGGATGTATTTGAAGCAATGGAAGACATCATCGTTAAGATTCGCGAAAAACAAAAAGACAAGTTAGTCACAATTGTTGTTGATAGTGTTGCTGCTGCTACTACTAAAATTGAGTCAGCAGCTGACTACGATAAAGATGGTTATGCAACTGCAAAAGCCATTATCATGTCTAAATCAATGCGTAAGATTACCAATTTAATTGGTAAACAGAAAATCCTGTGTGTATTTACAAATCAGTTACGACAGAAACTAAACGCTATGCCGTTTGGGGATCAATACACAACATCAGGAGGAAAAGCGCTACAATTCCATGCCTCAGTTCGCTTACGACTCAAAGGAGTAGGTAAGATTAAAGAAAAGGTTAATGGTATAGACACAGTAGTTGGTCAAGAAGTAGAATGTGAGGTAGTCAAAAACCGCCTAGGCCCTCCTAACCGAAAAGTCCGTTATAGCGTATTTTACGATTCGGGAATTGATGATTACTTTGGTACTTTGAAATTACTTAAAGAATATAGTATTGTAAAACAAGGAGGAGCATGGTATAAATATACTACGGCTGATGGTGAAACTCACCAATTTCTAGCTAAAGAATTTGGAGATTTATTAGAAAGTCACCCAACAGCTAAAGAGGAATTATATGAGGCCCTTTGTGAAAAATACATTATGAAGTATCGTCACGAGAAAGAAGATGGTCTAGATCGTGATCCTGACGAAACTATAGTAGAGAATGAGTAAATTCGAAGATATCCTAAATAACATAAATCCAGAAGAGAAGCACCCTAATGACAGGGTGCTTCTCATTGACGGACTTAACATTTTTTTGAGGGCATTTGCCGTAAATGGTTCATTAAACGAAAAGGGAGTACCTGTAGGGGGTATTACAGGTTTTATGAAATCATTAGCATTTGCTATTCGTGAAATGGAACCTACCAGAGTTATTGTAACATATGATGGTGCTGGTGGTAGTAAAAGAAGAAGAAAAATTAACCCCAATTATAAAGCAAATCGTACCCCTAAACGTGTAACTAAATTTGATGCTTTTAATTCATTAGAGGATGAAAAAGAAGCAATGAAAATCCAATTTAGGCGTTTACTTAGTTATCTTGAGTTACTTCCAATCGATGTCTACAGTATAGATAATGTTGAAGCCGATGATGTAATCGCTTATCTCGCACAAAATGTGCTAGAAAATGAAGTTATCATTATGTCCGCTGATCAAGATTTCCTACAATTAGTAAATGATCGAATTGTAGTTTGGTCACCTAATAAGAAAAAATACTATACAGAAGAACAGATATTTACTGAATATGGGATACCAGCTCATAATTTTTTAATGTATAAATGCTTAATGGGTGATAAATCAGATAATCTCGTAGGGATTAAAGGATTAGGACCTAAAAAAGTAGCAAAAGTAATACCAGAGATTGTTGGAAGAGAAATAAATCTTGATTATCTTGTACATTATGCTTCTACACAAGATAGTTTAATGCACAAGCGAATTGTAGAAGATAAAGTAAATCTAGAAACCAACGAAAAGATGATGTCTCTTAAAGATCCATTAATGTCAGGACAGGTTAAAATCCATATAAATGATTTACATGCTCGTCCAATGAATTTACTCCATCGAAATGATTTTATTAATCTCTATAATAATGATTATATGGGAACTAATCTTCAAAATCCTGATATTTGGTTAACAGACCATTTTCTCAAACTAAATAATTTAGCACAACTAACACATGAGTAAGTTAGAACAATACGGACATAATTTTCAAATTAAAACCCTCTCGGTATTAGTTAAGGATAAAGAATTTTTACAACAAGTTGCAGATATAGTTTCACCTGATTTCTTTGATAATGAAGCAAATAAGTGGATTATATCAAAAACCCTTGAATATTTTAACGAATTTAGGACCACTCCTACAATGGAGGTATTTAAGGTTGAAGTAGAAAATATTAGAAATGAAATTCAACAAGTTGCTGTAAAAGAACAACTTAAAGAAACATTTAAATCTACTAAATCCCCTGATTTAGATTATGTCAAACAAACTTTTCTTGATTTCTGTCGGAACCAAACACTTAAATCTGCCCTTCTTTCCTCCGTTGATCTACTTGAAATAGGGAATTATGAAGATATTCGTCGTCTTATTGATAATGCACTTAAAGCAGGTGTAGAAAAGAATCTTGGACATGATTATATGGATGAAATTGAGGAACGATATAAGGAAGAAGCTAGGAATACTATTGAAACACCATGGGGTGAAATTAACCACCTTTTAAATGGTGGTATAGGAACAGGTGATCTTGCCTTACTTGTAGGTAACCCAGGTGGTGGTAAATCATGGGCATTAGTTGCTTTAGGAGGACATGCTGTTAAGTTAGGGTATACAGTTTTACATTATACCCTTGAACTTTCAGACATGTATGTTGGTCAAAGATATGATGCCTTCTTTACAGAGATTCCTGTTGGAGATATCAAAATCCATAAGTCAGAAGTTAAAAAGGAATTAGAAAACTTACGAGGAAAGTTGTATATTAAACAATATCCTGCAGGTAAAGCCAATGTAAATACGATATTAGCGCATATAGATAAATGTCGTGGCCAAGGTATTGAACCTGACCTTATCGTGTTAGATTACGCAGACCTTTTATACACCAAAAATGGAAAAGAAAAACGAGATCGATTAGATGATATCTATACTTCATTAAGAGGTATGGCTACTGAATTAAAAATCCCAATTTGGACAGCATCTCAAAGCAATAGATCAGCAGCTCGAGATAATATCATTCAAGGAGACCAAATCGCTGAAAGTTATTCCAAAATTATGATTTCAGACTTTGCCCTTTCACTATCAAGAAAAACAGAAGATAAAGAAAATGGTACAGGAAGATTCCATGTTATGAAAAATAGATATGGAGCCGATGGTTTAACATTTAATGCTCTTATGGATACCTCAATGGGGAAAATAACATTTACAGATCGCATAAGTAACGAAGAACCAAGCGGCCCTGATGGAGCTGGATTTACGGGAAACGAAAGAAGAAATCTCCAGAGGGCTGCTGAAAATATATTTAATCTCTAGTGGTATATACTGTATTTATCACTACACTAACAGAAATCATAAGACAAAATGGCAAAAAAAGACCTAAAAAAAGAGAGAATTGTCTATAAACCCTTTGAATATCCCGAAGCGGCTGACTATTGGCTTAAACAACAACAAGCTCATTGGATTCACACAGA